CCTCATCTTGCCACCACGTTTTCTTTTAGCGTGGATGTTTGCGTACAAACCTTTTCCAGCCATTATTTTTTCCTCTTCTTAACTCGTCCACCTTTTTTCATAAAGCCCATTTTATTTCGAACAGCTTTAGGAAGTTTACGTAGACCTTTTCCTTTTTTTCCTGCAGGTACTGGTTTCATTATTTTCTCCTGTTTTTTTTACTTATGCCAGCTTCAGAAAGAGCGATAGCAATCGCTTGCTTTCTGTTTTTGACTTTTTTCTTAGAACCGCCAATGTTGAGTTTACCTTTTTTAAACTCACGCATGACCTTTCTAACTTTTTTTTGGCCTTTCATTATCTGTTTATCTTACCAGATTTTTTAGCCTTGCTTCCGAATCTTCCATAAGACTCATCTCTAGAAGCTTTTAATTGCTTCTTAGTTCTTTTCTTACGAATTCTCATAGCGATAGATTCGTCTTTTCTATCTTTGTAGCCTTGTTTCTTTTTACCAACACGACCACCTTTTTTCATCATAGGTCCACCTTTCATACCCATATCATCTGGATAATAACCTGACTTCATGTCTCTTCTTCTAGTAGACATTCCGCCACCCATTTTTTTTACTCTGCCACCAACTTTCATTCCTCTTTGGTTAGCGACTTGTTTGTTAAATCTTGGATTTGCCATTATTTTTTTCCTCCATTCCTAAAGATTTGTGTGCCCTTTATACCATAAATGCTCGCCACGACAAGGATCCACAAGTTTGTAAACCATGACGGCAATGACGAGAAGTATTCGAAGAACAATTTAACCTTGTCCATCGCAGTCGGGTCGTCACTCACAACTGCCCACGCGAGCACCGCTATGGGCGCCGAGAGAATTAATAAAACTGCCTCGTCCTTCCAATCTGACTGACGGGCTTCTAAAAGTTTTCCCTGATAAGCTTCTTGACCTTGGGCCATCTTAGTTGCGTGCATAAGCTGCGCTTCTGACATAGCCATTTTCGTCTTCTGCTTGTTAGCATAAATTTTACTTCCTGCAGAGACGGCTAATTTAATTGCCGATAACCACATGATTTAGTACCAAGTTGCTTTTACAGGTTTCTTATCTGGTCTCATACGCTTTGTGCCTCTTACATCAACTGTTTGTGATGTAAATGGATCAGTCATTTCAACTGGAATACCACCTTGTTGCTCGCCTTTTGCGTTAGCACCAAGTTCTGGCACAACTTTTACGTTGTCTCGACCGTTTTTTCTGTTTTTAACCATAGTTAACTCCTTAAGTTATGATTTATACCTTTTTCTTCGGAAAGTTTCTACCGAAATCGTGAATTTTACTTGCATCAGCCATTTGTTGTTTTGCTAAAGACACACCAGCACGCAATCCAGCTAATTCTTCGTTCTGTTGAAGTTTTGCATCTTGATTTTGTTGGTTCATTAGAGCTCTCATCATGTCTAAATCTAATCTTGCCTCTGCATTTTCGTTTTTCTCTTGATCTGCTCTTGCTTTTAGGTCTAATTCTCTAGATTTTAATTTTAATAACGGATCTCCACCTGCATCACCAGTAATTTTGTCCTCTTCTTTTGCATAATCAATCATCATTTCAGCAATTAATTTAGCTTTTCGTGATTCTATCTGTGAAGTTATCTGTTGAATACGTTGTGCACCCTGCATTGCAACAGGATTTTGTTGCATCATCATAGGATTTTGCAT